CGTTGTAGTGCATTATCTAATACTATCTAAGAACTTATCTACATCTTTTATTTTATCCATATTAGGCTTTGCTTTTTTTATAGCATCTTCTAAATTAGATAACGCAACCTTTGTGCTATTATAAAGGATATTTCCTAAATGTAATACAAAATACTTTTCTTTTGGTTCAGCACCCCAATTTTCATTACCAAAGCCTATTGAAACAGCGTTTAATTCAACTATCATAGTTGGCGCTTCTTTGCTATATCCGTTTTTAAACATTACAACATCGTGATTTTTAAAAGGTGGTAGTTTTCTCTCGTTCCATTGTTGGTGTACAGGGTTATAATCTAACACAAGGCGCTTTTCCCAATATTCCTTTATTTCTCTATACTCTTCTTTCTTCACGCCTTCCGAAATCATATCGAACCATTGTTTTTTAAGGGTTAGGTGTAAAATTCGCCTAGTAGATAATAATGTATATAATTCGGGCTGTGCATCTGCTAATCTTTTCATAATTTTAAAAGTTTGATTTTTAGTTATTTATTGCCTTTTACATATTCATCAATTTTTTGCTTTATTACAGTTTCCGATTTCTCCCAATGGTTTTTGTACATAAACTTCATAAAGTCAATTAACAGTTCCCTGCGGTTACTAACAACAGGTATAGCAAATTGATTTATTTCTTCTTTATTTATAAAATTTATTAAAGTGGCTTTTGAATTAAAATTAAGTTCGTTATTTTCACTTAAATCATTTACTTTTTTTCTTAATTCTTTATAGTCCATTTTAAAGTTATTTAATATTAATTATTCGCACAACATTTCTTCTACGGTATGTGAGTATGTACCATCTTCAAGGTAGTATCTTGTTTTTAAATCTATGCAGGTTTCCTGTTGCACACAACTTGATAGTAGTATTAAAAAAATTATTATCTTTCTCATAAAAAAAGGGGGCTATTAACCCCCAATTAAATTAAAACGGTAAGTCTGCCGATACTTCTCTTGCAGGATTCTGCTCTGCGTTGGTTACGTTTCCAATGGTGTTAGATAGCTTCCATCCACTAATCGACACATAGTGTCTTCCGTTGTACTCCGAACCCCTTAGGTTGATTCCTACAGTAACAGGGTTGCCTTCTTGGAAGTCGTTTAACTGTTCTACACTATCGCCCATAAAATCAACTGGGATATCTTGCGGATATTTATCAGCAGTTGTTACGATAATTGTTCTCTTCGACCACTCTTTTCCAGCCTTTGAAGTTCCTGTTGCTAATTCTTGAATCTGTTTGATGTTTCCTGTAATTTCCATAAACTTTTACTTTAAATTGATTATAATTGGTTATTAAATATACTCTTTTTATTCTACAATTGTTCATTTATTGCTTCTTGTGTTTTCTTAGAAACCTTGTACTTAGACACAATACTCATCCAAGTTCCTGCTCCTTTAAGAAACTTTACAGCTTCGTTAAATTGTGGCGTGTTTTCATTTAACCAAGGTTTTTCTTCTTCTACACCACTTCCTAAGTTTGCATCATCATCTACGGACTGTAGACCTAATAAGCTGGCAAGGGTGTATCTTCTATAGTAAGTAATACAAGAACCTAACTTTTGTGGGTCTGTTATCTGTGGTAGCTTTAAACCACTTACAACTCCACCAGAGCCATCTATACAAATTAGTTTACTCATAACCATATCTTCTTCGATAGGCTGCAATAACAAAAGCCTATTCTTTTTTAATAATGGTTGTAGTTGTTTGATAAGTGAATTGATGTCAAAATACTTTGACTTGTAAAATGGATTCTTAGCATCTTTGCTAATAGTTCCAATTTCTTGCTGTAAATTAAACAGCTTTTCATTGATTGAAGTTTCTTTACTCATATCATTTGTTTAAAAGTTATAAGCAAATATATAACTAATTTTTAATATAACAAAAAAAAGGGTAAGAAATTAATCCTACCCTTTTTAACCTTAAAAATAAACAAACAATTCAATTAAGAATATTTTTCGACTTCAGTTGAATAATGTAACACCATTTCTTCTAATTCAACTGATGTAAATTTACGTATTTTTCTGCTTTCTTGTGATAATTCTTCTGAAAGTTGTTGACCAAGATATAAACTAAATTTATATTGTTCTCCTGCTTTAAACATATTGCATCCAACACATTGTGGTTTAACGTTTCTTTCGTCCCATCTAGTAGAGTAATGTTTTCTACTTTGAAAGTGTCCTGCTTGTATCCCTCCGTTTTTCCAATGCCCAACCTTCCCACAGGTAACACAGGTACAATGCAAATCTTTGGAATTACTTAATCTTATATACTGACTAAATACTCCATCTAATTTTTTAATTAATTTGCTTCTTGTTAGTTTTTTAGGCATCTAATGATTTTAAAAGCAAATTACCAGATGTTTCATCTATTCCTTTTATTTGTTTATAAATGAACTTAGAGTTTTTTTTAGCTTCTAATCTTTCTGCTTTTGAAGATTCGCTTCCAAGTTCTGTGTACATATTACAATCTAATTTTAACAGTTTATCAGTCCTTTCTTGTATTGATAATGCAAAATCTCTTGCATATTGTTCAGCTGTTTCTTTTACGTTTTCCTTTTGCACCTTTACATCTATTCCCAAAACTTATATTTTAATATTAATAACTATTTTATATTTATATTTATAAATTCTTTTAGAATTATTTTTCTAATAATAATAACTATTTAAAATTTCAAAGTTATATATTTTATTTTAAATAAAAAAGACTTATTGCAATTATTTTTAAGAAAATATTATTGATGCTTGTTATTCCCCATAACCTTTTCAAAACCTCTGCTTCCAAAGTAACCCATAAAAACTATTTGTAAAAGGCTTTTAACGGTGTCTAAGCCCTCTAATTGGTAAGCCCATCCAATCACAAAGGCAACCGTAAGAAAAGCCAATGTAAGAGGTCTAACATTACTGGATAGCCAAGAACCACTTCTAGAGTCAGCTACCCATCGTTTAGTTATACCATCAAATTCATTAATTTCTTGGTCTAGCTTTTTAAGTGCTATTGACTTATCAGCATCACTCATATCAGAGCCACCTATAAGGGCTTTTATAACGCTCCCTACTGGCGTATCCCCAGCAAGTGAACCAACAACACTAGGAATCTTATCAAGTAAGAACTGACCGACCTTAGTATCTTTAAATTTCTTCTTACTCATATTAGTATAACCACATTACGGAAAAATCCTTGTCTGGGTCATTATCTACGTGAATAAAAGTATTACCAACTCCAAACCTATTAAATCCTGCCTGTCTTAAGGCGTCTATAATAATCCATCTACGCCTTGAATCTGTGCAATGTATATCTACAGCATATCCAAATAAATGAGAACTCTGTTCTTTACCTCCAACGTAAGCATTATGGCTCTTTGTTCTGAATCCGCTATTTATCGTGAATGGAATACCTGCAATACTACGTGCATCATCTAACATCATTAAAAAAGATTCATCCATATACTTGCCAGAACCTTTTTCATCTGGGCTATCAAATTCGGATAATTCAAAGTGTAACATTATTTCTTATTTTTAAATTCAAACATAGTATCAAAAGCTAAAGAACCCGCTAAAGATAGTTTGTCTATTACTTCGTTTTGTAGGTTGATAATTTGCGACTCATAAGCATCTTTTGCTTCAACTAGCATTTCAATATGCTTCTGTTGAGATTCTACCTTAGACTGCAATTGTGCTACCTCATCTGGATTACGTCCTATTATGGCATAAATAACAACAGATAAACTACCAACTATCATTCCTGTAATACTTACAAAGATATCTTTATTTTCGGCAGGGACTGAATTATTTGCCAAGTAAATTAGCAATAAAATAACTACTATAAAAATACCTGATGCACCGCAGTAATAGATTAAATCTCTTTTTTTCATTTATTAAATTGCTTGTAAATGTTTATAGCTGTATAAATTATCGTTAAAACCAATACTATCGTTTGAAGTACAGGGTTAAACTCATTTACAACACTAAAAAGCATCGCACCAACATTTAACCCGTATATCTTCAAATCTTGCATATCTATTTATTACAAAGTTGGTCTAGTATCTGGAAAGTCAGAAGTATCAGTCCAATCCCGAAGAGCCTGTCTATAAGACATATATGCGCTATGTGAGGTGTGGTCGGTTAAAGGAACTATATAATCTGTCTTACTAAGTTCTTCGTTTCTCCAAAGTCTAGCGAAAAAATTCATATCTTCTTGAGTTTCTACGTAAGCAGAATGATATGAAGCTATAAAAACCAAACCAGTATCAATGTTGGTTGTTTTTATTTTATCTCCATCCAATGGATTGTTAATTCTTGAAGATTCTGTTAGGTTTTCTGTAGTTGTATTTATCATTGTTTTTTAATTTGCAACAAGTATTACACCTGCGTTGTTAAGTAAAGTACTTTGTGTAGGTATATTTGCTTTTATTTCTACTTTACAGGTGTCTTTAAAATGTATTTGATTTATACCGTCCATTACTGTTGGTTGACTCCAGTAGTTAGGTTCTGACGTACAAATGAATCCGTCTGAATTAGAACCATTTCCAGTTGCGCTTTTTTCGTGGTAATAACCACCGTCAAATGGACTCGAGCTCATTCCAGCGTAAGCAGTGCTAGTTTGAGGATAGCCAGCTAATAATCCACCAAGTGCACCTCTCATACCACTTGAAGAGCTATGTAAATTAGTATATTCTATCTCGGTAGCAGTTCCGTCTATTGTTATTTTGAAACTAACTAATGTATTTACAAAGCTCGATTCAATTGATGGACCAATTACGGAAATTAATTTTCCTCCTTTACCTGTGTTTGTAATGTCTATAATAGTTTGAAACGCATCGCTATTAGCTGTCATAGTGATATAACCCCCTAGTTGACCAGTAGATTGTGTGCCTTCCAATGCTTGCCAAAAGTAAGAATGTGTAGCAGATAGTATAGCTCCTTTAGTATATTTAAATACCAAATTATCATTTAATACGTTTATTTTATTTAAAGTTTTAGGGTCGTAACTTACTAAACTACCACCACCGCCACCAGAAGGAAAAAATGTTGAAAAATCACTCATATTTATCTATTTTATTTATTGTTAATTTGCTCCGATTATTACCCAACCTTGTGCGCCACCTGCATAGTAAAACTCAAAAGAAGCGTTTGTATTATCTAATACTAAATCTTCTAATAATCCCATAATAGGATTGCTATTTTGTGCAAAAGTATTTACTTCCGCTGACCTTAACACCACTTTAAACGAAAATCCAACTTCTAAATATCCAGTAGGAGGTGGAACAGGGAGGGTATGTGTTAATGGTGTTGTATTTACGAATATGTAAACTTTTTTATCCAGAAAAGTTGAATGAGAAGAACCTATATAAACTGGCAATTCGCTAGTACTTGAAGCATCAGCCCAAGTCATTGTTCCATCTCCATTAGAAGATAATAATTGACCAGAAGTTCCATCTCCTGTAACCTTTAATTCATCTGCTCCTACGATGTCATCGTTAAGCATTAATTCTGTTACAAAGTTATTTCCGTAAATCTCATCGTTATTTTGATTTAATTTATTAAAGGCATTGCGTAACTGGTCGCCAGTTCCATCATTTGCCGTAATACCAATATTTACCGTTTGTTTAGCCATTTTTTTTTATTTATAATTCTGTTGCGTCTGCTCTAACTTGTGTTGTGTCTGCTAATATTAATGTATTATCTGCCGTTAAGTAAGAACCGCCTGCTGTAGAAGGGTAAACTATACCCCAATTATTTGCTTCGTTTGAATTACCAAACCAACTATCTGCGTATATACTTCCCCAACTCATAAACATTCAGGCTTTGAAGCTATATCTATTGTAGATTGGTTAGAGTTGTTGCCCCACCAAGAATTACAATACGATTCGCCCCAATTAATACTATTTGCCATACTTATACAATACCTTATTACCTGTTTTGTTATCTATGTTTTCAAGATATTCCGTTAATTTAATAACGTTATCTTGTTTAGGCTTATAACTTCCTACTTTTTTTCTTTTTACAACACCCATCCACTAAAATTTGAATCGTGAGAAGGGTTTATATCTCCGTTTGAATTACTTCGGTACTCTGGAAATAACGTATTGTTAAAACTCATATAAGAGATAAACCTATCCGTGTAATATTGTGCTAAATCTCTTTCTTTTTCGACTAGGTAATCTACTTCTTCTTTTGATACGTTTTCAGCGTTCTCACTAGAATGTTTAAATACGCCCTTGTTAGCGATTGTATATGCAGCAAAGGGTAAATATTCAACCATTGCCCAATGTATCAACATAGGCTTTATATGGACGTTTACAAGGCTTAAATAGTCCCCTGTTAAAGTACCTGCGATTATGTCGGCTTGTATCTTTTCAAAAAGGTCTGTACCTAAATAGTTTTGTATATGTATATCTTGAGCGGTTTTAATCCATTGAATAAAAGAATCCGTATCTACGTTTCCGTTCATTGAAGTAAATTTAACTATATCTGCTCTTCCTATTAATAGTGCTTCTGCCATTTCTTATTTATTTACGAATCCCTGATTAGGCATATCCTTTGGTTTGATAGATACTAATGCAGGTTCTTTTGCTTTAGTTGGTGCTTTGATACCTTCGTTTTCTCTTTGTTGTTTATATACAGGTTTTGTTTTAGGACTGTTTATGTCTGGCTTAATACCCTCTTTAGCCATGTAGGTTTTTCTTAACCAAAAATGATGGCAAGCACCACCGCCTTTAAACTTCCAAATACTATATTTATTTTTACCACCTTTACCCCAGCCAGCATTAACAACATTTTTACCCATTTGAAGAATGTCTTCTTTTCGGTATATCTTTTTAGCTGCTACCATTTTTCTGCAAAACTCTCTGGAATTGTTTCCTACTGCTAATGGTGCATATTGGTATCTAACTATAAATTTGTTTTCGTTTTTAGTTTCGCCATCTAAACCACTTTTAGCATTTGGTCTTGCAGTTCCAGTTGAAGCCAAACCTATCATTTTATCTAGTGCTTCTTCTTGGTCATAATCGACCTCACGCTCATCTACTAATTCCCATTCGTCAAGGTTTTCTTCTTCGCCAAGTTCATTTAATACATCAAAGGCTTCGTCATCGTCAAAAGATTCTTCCTTTGCCAATTTAACACCTGTTTCTTCTTCTCTTGCTTCGTCTGTAATGGCATTATCGGTATCAATAAATTCAAGCGGTTGTAGGGTCTTAAAATAGAGCTTTAATGAGATACCATTAAAAGCTAATATATCGTCAATACAGTCTATTAAAAGGTCTTGATACGGTCTTATGGTTACGTTGTTGAATAG